TCTGCTGTGGCGGCAGTGGTGACAACTGTCGGCAAAACATTCGCCATGCGCACAGTGTAGGAGTCAACTATTCCCAGCGCTCCATCGATGTCTCGTGCCTGAAGAAGCTGCAGCACTCTTTCTTGCGCAGCCTTGCTGTTCACCCCGGCGATGAACTGCTGGAAGGCTTGCCGCATCCGGCTTTCCATTCCAGCGAGCAGGCGCTCAAGCCGGATTTGTTCTGCACTAGGCCGCGCCATCAATCCACTCCGCCGTAGGCTCACCTAGCAAAATCTTTGTCCAGCCGCCAAAGGACTTCACCTTGCCCCACATCCGCTCCTTCTTGTGCATCCAAGCAAGGCGGTAATTAGACGCGTCGCGCCAGGGCTGGTCATCATCGTAATGTGCACCGTGGCGATCCAAGGGCACGCCGCAAAGAATGACTTTATCAGCGTGCAGCTTTTCCAAGGCAACTGCAACCGCGAGCAATCCAGAGGAACCGCGCCAATTGGGCACGCCAGAGATGGAAAGGTTTGCTGGTGCTGGCCTTTCGTCTGGACCCCAAAGTTTTCCTGCATCCTTGCGCCCTTTTTCGCGACGCTCTTTGATCCACATCGGGAAAAGATCCACGTGCACGCTCGCCCAATGAGGAAGATAACCGTCGTAGTCGCGTCCGGCGTGATTGGTGGCGACCACTGTGTCCGGCTTGCACATAGCGCAAGCAGTGCGCACATCATCATGCAGGCTCTTCGCGCCACCAAGGACAAGAACGATCATGTTTCGAGCAACACCTTTGCCTGGGTGGCAGAAACCATGCGTCCGTAAAGAGACCCTGACAGGCGCGCAGCAACCGACTTGGCTCCCATGCGCCGATCGGCACGATTGCCACTGTTCATCAGCCAGCGATATTCCTCACGATGTGCCGGAATTTCTTCGGCCAAGCGAAACTGTGCATCGTGCAGATATTTCTGCCACCATTCGTTTATGTCGCAAGACCGCTGACGCGCGCCATGGACTGATTCATGCGCCAACAAATAAGCCGGGATCGAAATCCGCGCAGGGTTATAAATAACGTCACCCCACGAGAAAATCGCCCGTTCAACTCGCTGGCCGAACAACGACCGCGCTTCATTGAAGATCGGTGGACGCTCGAAGACGATGCGCTGTGACATCATGGCTTGCTGGCCCATGCCTTCAACTCTCGGCGCCACTTTTTGGCGTAGGGCTGATCCTCATAGCCTGGCATTTGTGGAAACCCTTCGGTGAAATGCACCAGCTGTGGGTCTTTGGATTTGCTCAGACCGACCAAGTAGTTCCAGTCTGGTGTCAGGTCACCAATGAGATTGTCGTCCAGCCAGCAGAACCTGTGCAGGTCACGACCTGGCAAGGTGTTCACCAACTTTGGCGTCAGCTCCTTGTTGGCAGGATGGTCGCAATTGAAGAGCATGACAGACGACCAGTTCTTCCGCGCATAAGGCACCTGCGCCTGGCCATCCATCTTGACGGCATTGGGCGGAGGTGTGTGCTTGTGCTTTACGCACATCACTGCTTTTGTTTTGTCAGCGCTGGCAAAAAGCCGCGCGACATTGCCCAAGGCCATCACATCACTGTCGGTGAACAAGGCCCAGCCGGTCTTGGCCAGGTGCGGAACAAGAAACCTGGAGATCGCGAACTCTGTGCTCATCGGGGCGTCACTGATGACGTCCCAGAGCTGACTGCCGCGCTTTTCCGTCGGCCGCCAATAGAGACCTTTCTCGCGCAAGTGATCCAGGACCAGCGAATTGATCGGGATGGGCACAGTCAGCCGCCGACGGATCGAAGAGAAGGCAACAGCAAACGCAGCCACCTCTCTTTCATCAAACCCGATCCAAATTGACATGGCGGTAGACGATTTCATGCCCGACGCTCCTTAGACCGACCAGTCGCCTTGCGATCGCCTTTCAGGTGATCCATATAGTTGCCCAACGGGGACTGAAACCATACGTGGCCAGAGCCATTGGGAGTGAGGTTGTGCGCGCGGAGACCCTTGCTCTCATAAACCTTTCGCGCATGATCCCAGGCGTAAGCGCTGTGCCACTCATGCAGATTGAAAATCTTGTCAGAGCGAAAGAGCTCCGCCAAATCGCGCAGCCACTCACGCACCAGCGGTGAAAGTCTGCAAGCCCAGAAGCCTAGCTCCGAGTGCTTCATCCCGCGCCCGAGGTAGCAGCAGTCGTGCTGCCCAAGCAGGCCTTCAATGAAACCTTCCGGCACGTGGTTGAAAGAAACGACGTCCCCATCAAGCCAACACAGCACGCTGCCATCTTCCATCAAAGAAGCAGCAGCCTCCGGGATGAAGCACTGCCGAGAGAACTTGGCTGCGTCAAAGCGAAAGCTGTAACCGGCGATGCACTCCTTCTCCTTCCACCGAGCATTGGGCTTTCGGCCCTGAGCCTCCAAGTTGTCCTTGTGACGATCGAGGAATTCACGCTGGCCAAGGCACCGAGACCACAGTGAGTAAGCCATCGCTCTGTGCACAGGCCCAGGCCACGGCTCCTCAACAAAAACATTCAGCTCGACCTCTTCCGGCCAGAACTGTTCAAAGGTTTCCAAAAAGCGCTTGCCGTACTCCTGGTAACCTGCCGGAGAAAACCCCGTCATCACTGCCGTCGTCATATTTGAAATCCCTGATTGGGCCCTGCTTCCCAAACCTTGCGGTATCCGAGCTGCTCAAGCATGGCTTGACTTGAGCCTTCAACGTATTTGTATCGGTGAGAGTGTCCAAACTCTTCAATCACGACAAACGGACGCAGTTTGGTCAGCGTCTCATGCGCGCCCGAGATTGCCAGCGGCTCGGCTCCCTCCAGGTCCAACTTGAGAAAGTCCAAAGCTGGCAAGGTGAGGCTGTCAATGGTTGCTGCTTTGGACGCTCCACCCGAATTCCATTTTGCACAACGATTGGTTAGGGCCTGGCTCTTGCCTGGGTGGATCATGTCCACCAAACCAATCTTGTCCATCAATGCGACAGGAAAAACAGAAACATTCGGAAGATCAACCACATTACTCTTCAGCAGCGCAAAGGTGTCAGGTGCTGGTTCGAATGCCAACACACACGTGAAGCGTGCCGCGAGTGCTCGGCTCCATCCGCCAACGTTAGCGCCACCATCTAACGCCACGCCCCAGCGAGTGATGATCCCAGATCGAAACAACGCTTCGAGGTTGGCAAGTTCTTCGTGCTGCCCTTGCTTCAAGCGCACAACCATCAGCGCTTCTCCCCGCCGTTCATCCGGATCACAGTGCCCGAGATGTAGCCTTGGTCCTCGTACAAAAGGAAATAAGCCAGCCTCGCTACTTCCCTCGCGGCCAAAAGCCGCCCCTTGGGGTTGCGTTGGGCACGCTCAACAACGCGATCGATGTCTGTCCGACGACGCGTCATGCCAGAGTCCTCGATTATTGAGGGGGCAATGGCAACCAGCTGCTGGTCAGGGAAAAGTAGCTTCTTCGTCTCAACATATAGGTGAAGAGCAGCCTTTGCGCCAGCATAGGCCATGTCATGGCTGCCGCTGTATCCAGACTCAGACCCGATGACGCACACTCGCGCCTTTGTGTTGCTCGCGAGGATCGTGTCTAGAACAGTAGCGATCTGCATGAAATTGTCGTCCCAGACCGCGTGACCATCCTCCCTGCGTATATCGGAGAGGCTGGCTCCAACAAGCCGCCCCGAGCAGATCAGATACCGATCGTGCCAAACGGGCAGCCTTTCAAGTCGGTGCTCCTGGTGGTCTTCTTCCTTCGGCAGCAGCTGGACGAACGCTTGAGCGATGGTGGTCTTGTGACCGACGATCCCGATCACGCGCCAATCCTCTCGCGGATCAAAGCCTCCGCCCGAAACACCGCGTCAATCTTCCCTGCTCGAACGCGCAAGGCACGCTCACCAACCTGCACCACGTCCACCAGTCGTGCGTCGGCGTTGCTCTTAGGCATGGCACGAACGCCAGTGCGATAATCCACCACCTTGTAGAGATCTCGCGCTGCCGGCCAAAACTTGGAGATTTGGTCAAGCATCTGCTCGCACCTGGCGGCCAGCTCCGATTGCTCGGTGCTGTAAAGCATTTCTTGTGCCTCTTTCCAGCTCCGGCAGGTCTTGGAGAGAGGAGTAAGGAGCGCACTGGTCAGGCTGGAGAGATTGTTCTCCTCTTGCCATGGGTAGATCGAAGGGAATGGCCCATCCATGATTGTGACGGCGGTGTTGCACGGACCCTCAAGCAGCGCAGTGACGCAAGGCTCATACCGATCAATGGCCTCAGCGTCCAAAGCACAGAAGGTACAGTCGATGGTCCAGTCCCATGCTTTGTCGTCAAGTTCCTTGGCTGGTTTGCAAAATAAATAAGCATCGCCAGCCAGTTCTCTTTCGAAGTGTCTGCGAGCTTTTGCGATCACGATGTGCCGCTCACCCGTCAACAGTGCGCCTTCAACTTCGCACAATCCATACTCAGATGGGTCGTGCACTGGAATAAAAGGCACCTCGCCAGCCAGCACCTGTTTATAGGTGCCAAAGTCCACCAGAGAGTCACGCGCCACAGCATAGAGGTTGATGGGTACAGCGCGCGTTAGCTCCCCATAGAAAGCCATGAACTTCTCAGCATGGTCCAAGCAAGCTGCCCGCGTCAACCTCGATCGTGGATAATGAAAGCCCTGATGCAAGCGCGCCGGATTGGAGCCGCTGGCTCCCATGAACAAGCCGCCATGGATCTCGTGCAGCTCGACCTCATGGTCGAGATTGCGAAGTGCAAGCGCAATGTGACACCCATACCAACCGCCGCCCAAGACCCTGATCTTCATAGCGCAAAGTGCCCTGTGAATGCTCCGTGGTCCGATTTATATCTGACCACCAAATGCGTCTCGATGCCCTCGCGCCTGTGCGGCGCAATCGCATCAATCCAATCAATCGCGTGCCATCCGTGCGGAAAGATCTTTGGGTTGGACAGCACATTCTTTTTGATTGGGCCTATCTTCTCCGCGATGAAAGCTGCCTTCGTCGCGAAGCCCATGATCCTCCGAATGACAAACGGAAGATCCGCCTTCGGTATTGAACCCAGCACATGGGTGCAGATGACAATATCAAACACTCCTTGCGGCTCATCCGCGTAAGGAGGCCAAGCAGGATCGTATTTGCAGACATCAACACCCCATGCTTGCTCGAGAGTTTTTCCGTCTTCTGGGTCAACCCAACTGTACTGCTCGCCCTTTCCAGCGCCATAATCGAGCACGCTCTGAGCGCCATGACGCTGAAGCAGAGCTGTCAAGAACTTCTTGTGCGGACGCAAAAGACGGCCAGAGAAGGTTTTGGACTGCGCGTGGTGCTTTGTGCATTCGCGCAAGGCTTGTTCATAGGCAGCGCTAGGCATGAATCTGTCCCGAGAGAAAGTCCCAAGCCTCCCCACTGGAGAACTCGGCAAGTGTCCATTGCCAATAGGCCAGGTTCGCCAACCACTGCCAGCGCTCTTTGTCTGTGGCCAGATACGGAGCCTCCAGCTTCGCTAGCTCTGTGCTGGAGATCGGTCGTGCAACCGAAGGCCCAAGAGAGATCACCGGCACCCCAGCCAGCACCGACTCAAAGCAGGCGTTGGAACCGTGCGTGATCATGGCGTGCGCGCCGGACAGCACCTGGGTGATGCCCTCCTCCGGTCCGGAGTAGCGCGTCTTGCGAATCGGCACCGCATCCTTCCATGAAGGCTTCGGTCGATAGACCAACGGACGCCACGTGGTGATGCGCAGCTCCCTGACGATCTTTCTCCAGTACTCGGTCGGAGAAGGCAGGCCATAGAAAGCGTGATACTTTGCGGACGAACCAGCAAGCACCACCTGGTTTCCTGCCGCGCGCCAGGGCTGCATCTCCAGGCCCAAACGGTCGAGCCGGTCTGCCGGAGCCTTTTGCTCATTCATGTGCGCGATCGGTTGATGCGCATCAATCGACACTCGCCAGAACTCCCAACCGCGCGGCCCACTAGTTGTGCGCGAGCGAACATAGCCCTTGTCAAAGTAGATGATGTGCGCACCAGCCCGGTGATGCTGCTGGAACAACTCGCGCGACTTCACCCCGACCATGCACACAACGTCAGCAGCCCCAGCCGGCAGGTCCTCATCACGAGCAACAGTCTTGATGTCGTGCCCGTGGCGTGCTGCGCCCATCAAGAAGGCATCTGCCAGCAACTGCTCGCGCGGTTTGTCGCTCGCGATGAAAACGACCCTCATGGCACCAACCCGTCGTCTTTGAGATAGCGCCATGCCGACCCTTCTTGCATCTCCGCAACGCTCCACTGGGTCCAAGCCAGGTCCGCAACCCACTGCTCTCGGTTTTCCGGCCGCAATGGCTCCTCGATCTTGCGCAGATCAGTCAGTGCCATCGGCATTGCCACGCCCTCGGCCACAAAAGCCGGGATGCCTTCAAGCAGCGCATCCACTGCTACGTTGCTGTGATGGGCCACCACAGCGAAGCAATCTTGCAAGGCTTGCTCAAGGCTCTCTCCGGCACGGAACAAGGTGCCAGGTATCTTGGGCACGATGTCCCACTTGGGCTTCGGTCGATAGACGATTGGACGCTTGGTCTGTTCCTTGATGGTGCGCACTGCGCGAGTTTCCCACTGGCTCGGTGCAAAGCCTTCAGCCCTCGAACCTTTTGGGCTCATGCCGGCCAGCAAGATGTGCGTGCCTCCTGCGCGCCAAGGCTTCACCTCCAGCCCGAAACTCTTGGCGCGCTCGATCGTCTTGGGTCGCGCTTGGAAATACTCGGTGGGGTGACGGTTGTTCACCGAGAGCTTGTGATAACCTGCGAAGTTGCCGCCGTCCTTGCGCTTCCAATAACCAAGGTCCACATAAACGGCCTTCAGCCCTGCGTCCACGTACTCCCTGAAAACACGTCGGCAGCCATCAGCCAGTCCATAGAAAACTGCAACACTGCCCTCTGGCCGTTTGTAGGTGCGCACATCCCTCAGCACCGCGCGATCACCGACCTTCTTAATGCCGTGAAGCATTGCTTGACCTACGACCACGCTCCTCTTGTGCTGGTAGGTCACATAGATCAAGACTTCAGAAGCCACTTAAAAGCCTCCCCTGATGCAATTTCCTCGGCGCGCCACTGTGCCCAAGCAAGACGGCGGAACATGGGCAAGCGGTCGCCAAGTGCCGGCTTTTCGATTTCGTCCAAACCTTGCTTTGCTGCTGGTGCGCCAACCCAGTCGGGAAAGTCGTAGAACACAGGCACACCGACCAGCATAGATTTTAATCCTGAGCTCGACGCCCAAACAACAGCAGCCCACGCGTCGCGCAAATCTTCGTAGGGCTCAGACTTCTCTGGCCCTGGGTGGTGCCTTATGCGGATTGGCCGCTTGGTGGAGTGACGCAGACGATCAAGCGCACTCGCCAACCAGTTGCGCGGCATCGCAATGCCCTTCTCACCAATGCCGCGCTGCGGCAAGACAAGAATGTGGCGTCCGTCCTCTCGCCAAGGCTTCACCTTGAAGCCAAAGCTGTCCCAGCGCTCCGGCCCACCCTCAATCCACTTGCCTGCACCAACATGATGGCCAATGGACAGGGCATAATACTTTCGCCCAGCTGGGTCACGGCTGAAGTAGCCATTCTCCGCAACGACCACTCGCGCGCCCACGCGCTCATAGTCCCTTGCGATTGCTTCCATGTGCTTGTGCCGGTTCCAGAGGATGAGAACATCTTCTGGGCTTGGCTTTTTGTAGGCTCTCGGAACAAGTTCGTAACCTGCTCGTGCAATGCCCTGTTCAAAAAGCGACCCGCCCCTGGCCAAGCCGCCTCCTGTCATAACGCACGCTCTCATTTCTAGTAGCCCCTGTTGAAGTCGTACCCCTCCTCAAACGCGCTTTCTCCATCAGTGCCGGTCGCGATCCCGCCACCAAACAGAGCGTTCGCTCCTGTCAACCACTGACCAATCGCCTTCATGATGTCAGTCGGGAAGAAGGTTAGCGTCTGCACGTCCTGTCCACGCCAATACTCAATCGCAACCGAGCCTGCCTTCAGGCTGCGCGCGATTGCCTCTTTCTGCGTCTTCCGCAGATCAGGATCAGCCACGAGCCTCGCAGCCATCTCGATGCACGACTCAGTGATTGCTGTCGGCCATGCGTCAGAATTAACCCCGCTGATGCCGCTGCGCGGCCAAGCCAAAGGCTGATCGTCCACCGCCTTGCTGCCCTGCCATTCCGCCGAGTCAATCCAGCGCGTTGATGTCACCAAGGCACGCGCCTTTGTGTCCGCAGTGGCTGCTCGCCATGCGACGCCATCCGAAGTGATGCTCGCGGCCAAATAGTAATCAGCCGACGTCACGTCCGCATACACCTCGTAGGTGTCAGAGCCGATTGTCACGAACGGGGTGTCGTCACTCATCTCGTTTTCCTTTGAAGCGAGGAAGATGCCCACCATCCACCCGTCAAGTCGTGCACACCGACGACACAGGGGATCGTCGGGGGCAGGCGCACCGCTTGACTCATCATATCACGGAGGCGCGTTTTCCGCGACCACGCCTCCGCGATCCTCGCGACTTGTTCTTGATCTTGCCATCGAGAGCTGCTTGGTCTTCTGCGGTCGGCAGCTCTTCTGGCACGTCTCCCTCGCCAGGGACAGCTTCGTCTGGCTGCTGCAACACTGTTCTTGCAAGAGGGTCTTCAGGCTGGCGAGAGATGCCCAACAGGTCTCGCACATCGTCAATCGCCGGATCATCCGGTGCAAGAACTGCGCCAGCTGTGGCCATGTCACGCAGCGCGGCAGTGATCTCCGAAATGCTACGGAACGACACATCCTCGGTCTTGAAGGTCGGCTTCAGCGCATCGTCAAAACCGTTCAAGGCCCAAAGCGGATTGACAAAGTCACGCTCCATCGTCTCGGCAATATCATTCAGCGTCACATTAGCAGTGAGGTAGAGATTGCGTGACTTGTCCTCGGACAGTGCCCGATTACCGCCGCTGCTTGCGCCACCCAACAACAGGCTTTCCACCCCGAGGATGCGCGCAATCTCCTCGATCTCACGATTGATTGAAAGGCCCATCGCCTCCAGGCCGGAGCTGACGCCTGTCAGGAGTTCAACATCCCACATCTGATCGCCCGTCACTTGCAGGCCGTCCGCTGTGGTGTTCTCGTAGGGCTGTGAATCAAGCACCAGCGCAGTGTCGCGCTTCTTGGCCTGCATCTTCACGAAGTCACGCAACGCTTGCACCATGGCGTTGCCTTCAGCCTCGGTCAGCTCCTTGTTTGCGACCGCCTTGTTGATGGCTGTCAAAGGCGCACGACCGATCGGTATGCCGCGCAGATCGCGCTCGTAGCCCATGCCCTCCAATTCCAGATAACGCTTCAAGCGCTCCGATGGCTCCACCAAGTGACGGAACAACCCCATGCCTTCAGGGCTGTCAGTGAGGGTGTCGTCAACAAGGTAGATCAACTTCTCGCGCGGCAGATAATACTCCTGCCCCGACTCTGGGCCACGCTGAATCACTCCGCGAACCTGGAACTGGTCGTCCATGTCCCAACGCTCGATGGTGAACTGCGGACGCGGCTCGATTGACGCGTAGCCGATGCGGCCATCCGCTCGTTTCTTCGCCACCCACTCTTGAATGGCAAACCCGTGAAAGCGGTACAACCCACTCCGCCGAATGATGCGCGCCCAAGAAGCTGTCATGTCATACATGCAGCTCTCGACAAACTCCGCCGCCTCCATCGCCTCTGGGCTATCATCGGCTGGCTCAATCGACCAGGCCGGATGTGCAATCAGGTTGAGGAAGTAGCGCGTGCCGGCAGCCACAATGCTGATGTTGGCGAGCAGGTCTGCGGCAGTGCGGTAACGCTCGGAGCCAACCAGCTTGGAATTGCGCTCATTGCCGACAATGTAGCCGTTGGTGATGGCTGTGCCGGGGACGCCAGCTGCGCGAGACGGCGCCACTGTCCTTTGTGTCGGCATAATGATCTGCTTCAGGACGGAAACAAGCCCCATGACTTATGCCTTTCCGCGCGCTCGAACTTCGTTCAGGTTGAGCAAGGCACTCTCCGTGTTGTGGGGCTGATCCCCGAAAACAAAATCTTCCAGCCTGCCTGCATCCTCCAACACCTCGGAGAGAGGCAGCTCTCCCTTGCTATAAGCCAGCGCAATGCGCAGAAGCTCCATGCGGATCGATGTGGCCAGCATTTCGGCAGTCAGTCTAGCCACGGATCACCTGCGGCGCTGCAAAGGCCGAAATGGCAACAGGCGTCGCCCGACGCGTGGACTCAAGTGCATACCGCAACGCATCGATCACGTGGTTCTTGGTGTCATCAAGCTGCGGCAGAACTTCCTGGGTCTTGTCGTCCACCTTGTAGGAATACATTGACAACTCGTCGATGGTGTGCTTGCAGCGCGGGTGGACAACAATGTCGTGCGACTTCAGGAACTCAATGCCGTCCTTGACGCTGTTCGGTCCCTTCTTGGCACGGACCATCTTGGGGAAACCATGGCGCTGCATGTAGGAGATTGTTTCAGGTCGCGCGCTGTCCGCCAAGATCGGCCACTCATTCGCGGCCGGAACCGAATTGAACAGCTGCGGTGTCTGATCAATCTCGCAACCAACGCGATACGCTTCATGATCAACGAACAGCGTGCGCCCCTTGATCCAGCAACGAATCAAAACCGTTGGGTCGCGTGAGAAGCCCCAGTCCGCACCAAAGTAAAACCGCGCCCCAGGCTCTTCCTCAAACTCGTCCACCTGCCAGTTCTTGAAGACGCGCGCCTGAGATTGCTTTTGGTAGTGACCCAACCAGATGTGAGCGTACTTGTCTGGGTCGCGACGCTTGTCATATTCCATTTCATTGCGCAGGACCTCTGGGAACCAGATATTGTCCTCGTATGAAACGTGAACAGACACTGCATCCTTCGGAGGATTTTTCAGGAAGAATGCATCAACAGGGTCTTTAGGCGACATCGGGTTCCAGCTGAACCAAAGCTGAGACCCAGGCTTGCGGATTGTCGGGCGCAACAGGTCCAGGCTGCGCTGGGAGAAGCTCTGCGCTTCCTCGACCCAGGCGACGTCATAACCCTCAAACGACTTGACGCTCTCGGCCGTTTGGTTAGACATACCCTGGAAGATCACGCGCCCAGAGTTGCCGCACTCAATGTGCGTATTCAAAACCTTGAAGTGATCACCAACGCCAAGGTCCTTGATGCGATCTTCAAGCAGCAACTTGACCGACTGCTGCAGGCTCCGCTGAACCTCGCGCACGCACAAGAAACGTGTGTTGGGATAATTGTATAAAAGCTGGATCGCTGAGTCGGCAAAGAACCAGGACTTGGCTGAACCACGACCGCCCTTGGCACCCTTGTAACGGGCATCACAGTCCAAGGGGCGAAAGGCGGGCAGAGTTTTAATCTGGAGGACTTTGCCCTTTGGTTTTGGTTTTGGTTTTTGTCCTGCCTGGCTTTTTCCGTTCTTGCTGTATCTCTTGCGTCCCGCCAGGATCTTTTCCAAGCGTAACGTAAACTCGTTCGATTCTTGTAAAGTTGTTGCCCTGTGCGCCTTGCTCTTCATCGGCATTCCGATCTTTCCACCCTGCACGCGCCTTCAACCAGAAGATTGCTGAGGTCGGGTCTGGCGGATAATATTTATTGATCTTGTAGCGCACCACGCGTCCCTGGTGCACAGCCGCTTGTTCCTCCTCGCGCTCAAAGCCCACTGCTCTGCCATACAGCGACTGCGAGACATACATGTCCGAAAATATTCGGCCTTTTTTACAGGCCGTGGCAAATTCAGGGTGATCGTGCTTCCACTGCTGGATGGTTTCCTCAGAAACATCAAACGCATCAGCCAAAACACGGTCTGTCGCCCCAAGCAGCGCGATGGTATAAACCGTGTGCGCATACTCGTGACGATAAAGTGAGCCGCCATGGAGTTTCGGCAGCGTCTCTTGTTTAGGCTTTGCCATTGTCGCTTTCCGCAGAGGTGCTACCGCCGATGCCCAGACAGCACTTCTGTCGGGCCCACCCACCTCAAGCAACGTCAAGCAGCAACCAAATTCCCTGACGCCATCTCAACTCGGCCCAACGATCCAAGCAGCACGACCTCCCGCTGATGGGCAGTCATGCCGTCATACAAGCCGAGTTTTCCTTGAAGTGGTCCACCAACTATCCGCACGCGCTGCCCAACCTTGAGCGCCGGCACAACCTCGCTCGGTGCCTCATCCAGCACCACAGCTCCGTCCCTCTCGCGTGCCTTCAAACTGTCAACAAATGTTTCCGGCAACCGTGCCGGCACATCCCCATCGCGCAGCACGTACGAAACCCCGATCGTCCCGAGGATTGAGTACCACCGGTCAATAACCTGAACGAACAGATAGCTCGGGAACATGAGCGCCACGCGCTGATTCGGCGTACGCATCTGCGGCAAATAAACCTCGAAGCCCTGTTGGCGCAGATTGCGCCCAGCTTTCAGCTCACACAGCGGTCTCGTCTTTGCAACGACCCAACTCGCCAAAACTGCCCCCGCACAAAGGAATCATTCGAGTCATCTTCCAACTCTTTCGAGTCATCCATTATGCCGCACCTCGATGAGAATGAAAAACAAAATCATTTCCAACAGAAATTTCATCCGAAATTTCGGATTTCGTTTTACCCCCCAACTTTCCATCCCTACCTTTTTCTAACTCTCCCCTGGCAAAATTTCTCTAAAAGGGGAAATGGGGGGGTAAAACGAAAAACGAAAAATTGGATGGATCGCCTTTCCTTTTTCCTGTTCAAGGTCCTGCGTCAAAAACCCAAACCATTGCATTCGTTCACCCCAGTCCACAGCACACCGCGTTTTTTCTTTCGTTTTTCGTTTCTCGAGCAGATTTAGAATTCATTGAGATTGCCATTCCGTGTCCAGAAACGAAAGATTTTCGAGCCGAACCCTTTCGCTTTTCTGTTTTTAATCAACTTTCCAATTCATCAGGATTGTCAATAATGCCGCACACCTAGTTGCTCTGGGTGAACAGCACACAAAAAAAGGGCTGCGCCTCATTCAAGAGGACACAGCCCTTTGTTGGTCACACACCTCCTTCCGTCGGCGAGTCAGCGATGCTGGCTTCACCCTCAATGCACACCCCTCGTGCGAAGTGCAACAAGGTGCCATCTGGCTTGTGCAACAGGCACCAGTCGTGCACGAACGAGATCGCAGTCCCAGGCCACACCCTCAGCATAGCATTGTGAAGGCCAGCAATGGTCGCGTAGCGCCTTTTGCGCCATACGTAAATAGTCATCTTGATTCCTCCTAAGTGGCTTGCCATCATCAGGCCGCGCGGAGCCATCGCTGCGGCGACCGAGCACACACCGCGTGCCCGGTTTCGGCGTCATGATTTGTGGTTCTGCTCAGTCTCGTGCTGCCCCCAACAGAATTGCCGGCCAGCAGCCACGAATGCACGATAGTGAAGGCGCATCCGTTTCATCTCCGGCCAGTTGTCGCCGCAGATTTCGTTCCAGATGTCGTGCCAGGCGCAGTCGTACTTTGCACCCTTGGGTGGCTTCCAGGAAAGGGCATCGGCGCAGATGATCTGAACACGCTTGTCCTTTTCGTAGGTCGGGCCAGAGAGCTCGATCACGTGCGGGTCTTTTTCGATCACAGTGATCTTGGTAACTGTCGGTTTGGAGAGCAGCGCCTGAACCGCCATCCCCAGGCCCAGGCCGGTGATCAAGACCCTGCCGTCGAGATGGGGCAGGAACTTGACGAAGTCATTGATCTCGGCATGGGTGTCGCTCATCACGACTCCGTGCCTTTCGTGCACCAGCTTGGTGAAGGTACCGAGCCCAGGATCGCGGCCATCGCGTGCGAGCCGCAAGTACGGAATGCCCATCTCGACCACGAACGGCTCAATGCGCCAAGGGCCACTTTTGCCATGCGGAACCTTG